CACTTCTAAGTGGTTGTATCTCAGCTACCGCATATTGGATAAATAATGAAGAAGAATATAATATTATATATAATTATGCTACATCTGAAAATTTACAATATCATGATAAATTTATATTTCCAGGTTGGTATATATTAACTTGGAATGATGGTCATGATTATAAAGACTATACACAGATAGCTTCGTTGAAGTTAATTATGGATGAATATGTAACTTTTTTAAGTCAATTCACAAAGACAGTTATATGAAAGGAAAATATTATGAGTGAAATTAATTTTAAAATAGTTAAAAACATAGCTATACTGTCAACTAATAAAAGTGGTTGGACAAAAGAATTAAATTTAGTTAGTTGGAATAATGCAGAACCTAAATATGATATCAGAGAATGGTCACCTGAACATGACAAAATGAGTAAAGGTATTACTTTAACAAAAGAAGAATTAGATAGATTAATAGAATCAATTGATAATTTAAAATAATTTAATTTATTATAATTTATAACAAAATATAATATAAAAAACTAAATTTTGTTATAATAATTTTGATAATAATTACCATTTACTTAGTAAATGGTAATTATTTTATTAGTTGACAAATAGTAAATAGTATGTTATAATAGTATAACAATCAAATTTGATCGAGGTATAATATGAAAAAAATAAGTTTTCTTCCAACTAAATTTAAATACAATAATTATAGTAAGAATATTATAATGTATTATCGTGATGGTAAGACAACCAAACTAAATAAAACAGAAATTCCTTTTGATTACTATATTTATATTTCACCATCTTATCGAACATACGGAAATACTGACAGTGAAGAATATAGACTACTAACTACTAATGAAAAACTTATTAAGATATATATTAATCCTAGAGACGCTTATGATTTATATAATGGTAGACTAACTACAGGTGAAGCTGATGTATCACCAGAACAAAGATTTATTTGTGATTCATTTGCTGATGTTGAATTTCCTAATGATATCAAGCCTAGAATATATTTACTTGACATTGAAACTCATGTATTAGATGGTAAATTTCCTTCATTTCAAAATAACACTTCAGAAATAACTGCTATTACTATATATGATACATACACAAGTCAATTTTATTCTTGGATATTACCACCAGAAAACTGGGATAAATCATTTACTGAAACTGAAAGATTAATTAAAGAAGCAACATGTGATTATGGTACTGTAGAACTAAAGTTATTCAAAGACCCTAAAACATTACTTAGCAGTTTTATGCAATTTATATCAACGGAAGTTCCAGATATAATCACAGCTTGGAACAGTAAATTTGACATACCTTATATTGTAAGAAAGATATATGACTATTTTGATTTTGATGGATTAAAAATGATTTCACCATTTAAGACAGTCAGTAGTAAAGTTAAAAAAGCACTATATGACGGAATAGATTTAGATATGGACACATTGATTCCGGGTATTGATGTGATAGACATGTTATCGTTGTATAAAAAGAATTGTGAAACACAAAAACCATCATATTCACTTAAAGCTATAACAACAGAAGAATTAGGTGAAACTAAAATAGTATCTGAAAATGAAGAAATAAATGATTTGGTATCAATGTATAATAATGATTTTATTACATTCTGTAAATATAATATTCAAGACGTTAGACTTATGGTATTACTGGAGAATAAAGTTAAATTTATAGATTTGGCATTAGCTATAAGAAATATTGTTAAAACAGATTATCAGGATATATTTTTTGAAACCAGAACTATTGATAATATGTTTGTTATGGAAGCAGTTAGAAGAAGAAATGGTGGTAATTGGAACTATATACTACCATCTAAACCAAAACATATCAATAAAACTAAATTTCTTGGGGCTTATGTTAAAAGTCCTCAGACTGGATTATTTAAATGGATTGCTGACCTAGATTTCAAATCCCTATATCCTAGTATTGTCAAGACTTTTAAATTGTCTAATGAAACTATAGTGTGTGATATTGACCCTAAACTTACACAATTAATAGTGATGTATTCTCTTGCTAAGTCATTGAATATTAATGATTTAAATTATGTAGCCAATGAAATATTACCTAAGTATTTAAACCCAAGTAAAGATATAATAGAAATAACTAATAATAAATCAACATTAAATAAAAATAAAGATATAGCAAATTATGGTGAAGATTTAGAATTTAAACCAACATATAGTATATTATATCATGATTTGAATCATCCGGATACATTTAATGGTTTAAATGAATTTTCTGATTGGCTAAAAGAAAATAATTATGTATTTATGCCAAACGGTGTAGTTATAGATCAAAATAAGTCTGATGCAATTATAGCTGATGTTATTGCCGATATTATGACTAGTAGAGAAAAATATAAAAAGAAAATGCTACAGGCTTTAGCTGATAAAAAAGAAGATGAAGCTGAAGTATTGGATATGAATCAACGAGCAGTAAAGATTCTCAACAACTCGGTTTATGGCGTAACCGCAAATGAAAGATTTAGATTATATGATTTAAGATTAGCAGAAAGTATCACTACAGCTGGTCAGGTAATTATTAGGTCATCAACATATATTATGAATGAATACGCAAATAAATTAGCTGATACTATGGATAAAGATTATGTTATTACAAATGATACTGACAGTATTATATTTACACTAGATGGTATTATAAATAATTCAATTTTACCTACAGAAAGAGATCCTAAAGTATTAGCAGACATAGCTAATTATAGTAAGTTATGTCAAGAACATGTCAATGAATCTATTTATAATATTATTAAAAATGTATTCTATAAATATAAAGTAACTAAAACTAATAATTTTCTAATGATTAAAAATGAATGGTTAGCTAATGCTGGATTATTTGTAGCAAAGAAAAATTATGTTATTAATATGGTATTCAAAGAAGGTGTGCCATATGAAAAAATGAAGTCAACTGGAATATCACTTAGAAGAAGTAGTACACCTAAAGTATTGAAACCATTTTTAGAAAATGTGTTGAAAAAAATATTATCATTTGCAGATAATAATGAAGTTAATCAATTAGTAATAGAAGAATGTAGAAAAATAAAAGAAGAATATTCAATACGGGATATATCTTTACCTATTTCAGTTAATGATATGGACTCTTATGAAAATTTACCAGTTCATATTAGAGGTGCTAAAATTTGGAATGATTACTATACCCCTTCTGATTTGAATAAAATTACTGTTGGTAAAGTTAAGTATATATATGTTAAGAGTTGGGATAAACATGAGTTGAATTTAAATAAAGAATATGTTATTTCTATTCCTGATACAGAAAAAGATTGGAATTATATATCCGATAAAATTATAGTTGATTACAATAAAATGAAAGAAAGATTGATAATTAAGCCTGTATCTATATTTTATAATGCTTTAAATTGGGATATACCAACTGAAATTAAAACAAATAACAATGGTGCATTTATTAATATGGGAGCAAAAATATCATCTAAATTCAAATTAATATAAGTATAATAAGGGAGAAATTAGAATTATGGTAAACAAATATTTTATTTTACATGAAGATGTTGATGTATTCACTTCACATGGGGTACTTAGAATTAATACATTATATGATGCTTTTAAGTCTGGTCAAGTTCATAATGATTTAAAAGTTGCTGGTTTTTATAATGGAGAAGAACTGCAAAGTAGTATAATTGATATTAAAGAAATAACAATGAATGAAGCCTATCTGATTCATTTAACAGCTGATATGGTTGATAGCAATGATATGATTATTTATTCTAAACAAACTTTTGTTAATGATAAAGACCAAGTAATAGAAATATCTAATATTAATAAAGCTGGAGAATTAATTATATCATTAAATGGTATGGTTACGATAGAATCAGTTTCACAGCTTAGTGGTGAATTTAAATTTTATGTTATTGAGGTTGATTCTGTACTACCAGCAATATATGGAAGTAAAGTAATATTATTTTCAATTAAGGATGGTGACAAAAATAATCCTTTTTTTACAGAATTAAAGAAGAAATCAAAAGGAAGACCAAAGAAATTACAGAAGGAATAAAAAATTGGATTCATGAAAAAATGACCGTAAAAAAATACACCGCTGATGAAGTTGAAAACTTAAAATTAACTCCTAATTTTAGTGCTAAAGAATTTGCTTGTAATCATTGTAATGAATTAATACTAAGTGATGATTTAGTACAAAAATTACAATTGTTTAGAGAACAAATCGGTTCACCTATACAAATAACTAGTGGGTATAGATGTCCTTATTGGAATAAACATGAAGGTGGAAGTTCAGCTAGTTTACACACAAAAGGTACTGCTGTAGATATTAATTTATATGGTAAATTTAATGGAGTTGAAATATTAAATAAAGCAGTTAAAGTATTTAATAGAGTAGGTTTTTATCAATCAAGCAAAACAGGATATTGTTATATGCATGTAGATGTGTCACCTCAAAAATTATATTGGTTATCTAGAAAAGTTAGAGGTCAGAATAAATACGAATATTTTAATACTATGAATATGTTACACGCAAGAATGAGAAACGATTCATCAATACAGTGGTACAAACTTTTAATTTAATCATGGAAAGTTGGTAATACAAATTGACAGATATTAATTTTCTAACTCTATTTCATGATAGATTAGATAAATGCACTTTAATCGAAATGGCTAATGAAGTTGTTGAATTATATGGATTTCCATGTACATTAAGAAAATGGAATGGATTTCAAACATCGTTAGATCCTCTATATCAAGATATTAGTACTTTAGATGAAAGTAATGAAGAATTATTTGATTATAAAAAAACACATGTATATATTGATTACGATAGATTTGACCAAGTGTTAAGTTCATGGGGAATGTCTATGACTGAAAATACTACATTAGAATCTATGATGAAATTAGATGATGAACCAAAAGAAGATGATATAGTTGAAATATTATATCCTTATGATGGTAAAAAATATAAATTTAAAATAGGTTCTGCTGATAAACATAAAGATATTTGTTATCGAGTAGTATTAAATATTTACTATACTGACCATATAGAGGGTAAATAAACATGTTTGAAAATAATTCAAAAGAGTTTCATAATTTAATTGATATATTAAAAGAAAAAGTTATAACTAATACTACATATTATATTGTAATAAGCGATTTTTCTCATGATAATTTTAATGTGTATAAAAGAGCTATGTTAATACCATCGATATTAGGTGGTGAAAGTGATAATATAGTGTTGAGTGTTATATATAAAGTATTACCTAAAGATGTTTCGACTGTTGAAACAATAGAAGGTATAATTAATATTAGTTATTCTGATTTAGCTAGTTTGCTTATAGCTGGTAAAATAACACCTAGATATACGGAAATAAATAAAGTAGATAAGGATATCGAAGATTTAGTTAATATAATAAAACAACATTAATAAAATGAAGGAGAAATGAAGAATGGAAGTAAAGTTGGTACATGCTACACCTATTAATATAGCTTTAGAAGCAGGATTGATTTGTACAGATAGTGAAGATAAGATTGATAATTATGATTCAAAAGAATTTATATCCAAATTAGTTAGTCAGGGTCACGAATCAGTAATTGAACATATTAATTATAATTTTAGAGTTAATGAAATATCTCGTGCATTACTTCAGGAACTAGCTAGGCATAGACATATTTCGTTGAGTGTTAAATCAACTAGATGGGCATTAAAAAAGATAAAAGATAAGATAACATTTTATCACCCTGACACTAAAGACAATAATGTAATATTAAATAATCTAGATATTAAAATAGAAGAAATAAAAGAGTTGCTTAAAGAAGGTATTGAATCAG